GCGACGATTGCTGGGGTGGTGGTGCCGAGGGGTTGTACCGGATTTGCGATCCGGGCTCGTTGGTAATTCGATCAACTCCCGAGTTGATTGGATTCAGCCACTGCACATTGCCCAGAAGCTTGATGTTGGAGATGATGGCAGACCGCTGGGCGTTGTATTCCCGCTGCACGGAGATCAGCGGCTCAATCGAGCCTACCCCATGAAAACGCCCAGGCAATCCGTGGTACTTGATGTGCTCAACAGGCCATGGTCCCGTGCCATCCCACTCCTTTTTGTCGGCTTTCCACAAAGTGTAGTCACCCGAGGTAATCAAGTGATTACCGTTTCGATCCCAATACTCGTAGATTTCGTAGCGCTCAACCCGATAGGTTTCCGACCCTGAAACACTGATCATATACGAGCGGTTTTGTCGGTCATAATCAACAGGTTCAAGGTTCTCGAACGGCGCCCTAGGAAAGCGGCGCTTCATCTCAGCTCTAGTAAGGAAGTCGCGGATCATCAGGTAGTCTGATTCGTTGATCTCTTCACAACCGGGCTGCACCAGCAGGTTGTATGGAGAGATGACGCGCACCTTGATCTGCTTCTCGTCACGGCAATAGTAGGTATGAAGGCCCACATTGCCGGTGGAGATCAACCATCGGTTGGCGTCCCTGAATCGATTCGCCACTTCGGCTTGATCCCAGACATATTGCACCAGCGCTGCATCGCACTTGGCTTTGACTAGGTCTTCACGGGTTGATGAAGATGGTCGAGCGCTGACGTGGGGAGCCGAAACAGCGAGCATTGCATAAAGCCGATTGTAGATCGGCAGAAGCATGTTGATGGTTAGCCGAACTAGGCCGGGCTTTGTGGTTTCGACGCGCCACAGGCCATCGCTCGCCCTGCGACCGTACTGCATTCCTTCAAGGAAGCGCCGAGACGAATCCCAAACATACATCCGGTGGCGCATCCAGTCATCGACGTGCCCACGGAAGATGTTGATTTGCTTTGGCGTGATCCTCTTTGAGTCACCCTCGTCATTTTTATAGGTGCTCATTCAAGACCATCCTCAACGCCTATGTGAAGCGAACTTCGATCACTTGCCACTTCAAAACTGGACTCCAACCGAAGCCTGCGAACCCGATCCACCGCCTTGGTCCCTCGCTCGAAAGCGAAGACAAGGAAGAAGATCGAGCCGCAGAACTCCAGCAGGGTCAGCACAGTCGGACTAGGCCCGCTTGTACCGAACGCCCGGCATCACACCGATGCAGCGAGGCTTCTCCGAAACCAGTTCAAAGTACTGCTTCCAGAAACCCTCACGCACATCCATCATCCGTGCCGTCGCCTGGTCACGCTTCTGGGTCACGATGTCCCCATTGTCGTTGAACTCTTGAAAGCCACCCGGACGAAGGGTGTAAGTGTTGATGGTATCCTTGCGGATGAAATAGATCACACCGTAAGGAGCCTGACTCGACACCTTGATCGGCACGCTCTGGTTGAAGAACACGTCTTCACTCTTGAAGCCGCCTTTGGCGTCAGTCTGACCCGGAAGCCAGCCACCAGTAGGACTCACACCAAGAGCTTGGAACAAGTTCTTGTACGCAGCGCGCGTGTAGCGGTGCATGATAAGGCAGTCGATCTGCTCGGCACAGAGATCCTCGATGCCGTCAGACACCAACTGCATATCTTCGACCGTCACGGCGATACCGCTGGACATACCCGTTGGGGGCACGACGGCGCTGGGATCACCCGACTGGAAGCCGAAGCCACGCAGGACAGTGTTCAGGGTTCCCAGGCGACTGTTAGTGAACGTACCAGCAGGCTCTGCTTCAAAGGCCAAGGAGTTCAGGCCGTGAACCTCATCGGTACGCACGCGGTTGCCAGCGAGGTCATGCTCAACGAGCACAACGCAATCAGTAACCGCAACGTTAACGGTGTTAGGACCGTCCGCCGGGTTAGTTACGGAAGTCAGAACAGCCGTACCAGCAGCCAAGTCGATAGCACCCACCAGGAAAAGCGCAGCAGCCGTAGGGGCAGCGTTGCCATCAGGCAGGTATGCCCATGCAACCGTATCAGTGCGAGACACCGAAAGGCACTTCACATAAGTATTCAAGCCGGCCGTGAGGTTCTCGGCAACAATCGCAGCGAGCGAGTTGGCACCGGAAATCATGCAAAGAGGCGTACCCGTGTGAGGATCTTTGTCGATGACGTACCCGTTCAGGCCGCGACCGATGAACATATCACGATCGAGCTTGTGGCGGATGTCCTTCTCAAGGTTACGCATCTCGGAGTACATGGCACCGACAAACGCAGCCTCGGAACCACCGTTACCGGGGGCTTGAGACTCAGCCTGACCCGTGACCTCAAAGGCCGCGTACAGGCTCTGGTAGCCCACGATCAACTCGAGGTACTCCTGGTTGGAGGCAGCCGGAACAACAGCACCGGAAGCACCCTCGGAGCCGTAATGAATGCCCGCGGTAGCGTTAGTAACGACGCCGCGAGTGTGAAGGGGAATGTGTACAGAGGCACCTGCCCACTGGTGGGGGCCCTCCTCGAAGAGGTCATAGATCATGGCCTCTAGGTTAAGCTGCTCGCGAATCGGACCTTCGTACTGATTCTTGAGCAGTTCAGAAATGCTCGCTGTAGTAGCGGTCATTGTAAAACTCTCCGTTTAGCGCGGCCTGCGTCTTCCACTATAAAGCGAGGACTTCATTTGCCGCAAAGTCATTGGTTTCTTAGATGGAGCAGGTGCCCCATCGGCTATGGGTGCCGTTCCCGAGGAAACCTTTCCACGGGTAGGCAGAGATGCCGCAGGGTCAGGCGCAGCGGCTTCTTGCGTTGCCTCTGGCCGAGTGACCCCGAGTCGTTTGAGCACTTGGTCTTCCAGCTTACGCTCGTGCTCGATAAATGTTTGGACTGTGGCACCTATGTCGGCATCAGGGTTTTTGTTGAGTACTTGCAAGACATAGTGCCGAGCGGATGGTGCATCGTGAACCGACGAGCCATCTAGGGCAGTTTTGATCTTGTGGTTGTACTCATCAACGAGCTTTTGGATCTGCATTTGCTGCGTATCCTGCCGCGCCGCATCTGATTGAGCGCGAATGGTTTCGAGCTGTTCGCCCATCGCCACTAACGCACCCGCCACATCTTCATCACCAGCTCGCTCGGCTAGATCTTTGATCTTTCCAAGGAACTCGCTTGTTTCCGGTGGCTCTTGATCAACCTGCGGTGCCGGCTGGCCGGCTTCCAACTGTTTAATTCGCTCCTGCAGGGTTCCGTTCAGATCTTTCAAGTGCTTTGCTTCTTCGTTCTTTTGCTTGAACCGATCATAAGGGATCGGGCCCGGCGCATCTGCTTTGGCCTCAGCAGGTGTTTCAGAAGAAGATTCATCGAGGCTGGCCGGCTCCGGTGAATCACTTGAAGGCTCTGGAGTGGGAGACTCCGTTGCAGGTGCTGCATCGACAGCGGTTGATGCTGGGACTTCAGGCGCGGCAGGCGAGGCCGCAGTATCGCCTATGGTTGCTTGAAGTTCAGCAAGCTTCGGGAATGCCATGATATCGCTCCTGGCTGCGTTAAAACACACCGATCGCAGGCCGGTGAGCCACCTATAAGTAGTTTGCGGTTTACGCCCCTACAGGGGCGCTCGTCAAGGCGAGCGTGCGCTCAGTCTAAGCCGTCGTCGTAGAACAGGTTAAACGAGTTCTGGGTTTGATTTTCAAGCTTCGCCGCTTCGTCGAGCGGCATCATGGTCATGGCATCCAATCCGGTATCTCGCTCAAAGGCGACAATCTCCGCTGGAGACTCTGGCCTATATTCCCGCATCACCTCTTCACGAACAGGCGCCACCTGCTCGAGACCTTCAAGCGCTAAGGCGGTGGCGAAGATCATATCATCGTGACAGCCCGGCGAGGCATAAGGCTCCCCTTTATCGTTGTAGGTGAACGATCCGATTTCGTTGATCAGCACCTGGGGGGGATCTGGCAGGAATTCTTTGGAGATGTACTTGCGCAGTCGGTTGAGCAGGATGGCCCGGTTGTTTT